GCATTAGGTACTGTACCACTTGATAAATCATCTGCATTATTTGTTACAACATCAAAGGCTGTATAGGCTATTATATCAACAACGTCACTATTAACCAATGCAACGCCAAACACAACACTTGTTCCGTTTGTTGCAGTTATATCAACTGGTGCCATTCTAATACCATTCACAAACACATCTATCTGTCCCACAGTATATGCTAGTGTATTGCCGTTTGAGTCTGATCCAGATACTGTTGTAGGTGTACCGGATATAGAATAATTAAATAGTGTTCTTCCTGTTCCAATTTGACTAACATCAATAACGTTATGGGCTATAATGTCAACTACATCACCAGCAACTAGTGTTTCACCAAATACAATACTGGTTCCATTTGTTGCAGTTATATCTGCAGCCGATACTCTTACTCCGTTAACATATACATCAATTTGTTCTGCAGTATATGCCAGTGTGGCACTATTTGCATCTGTACCGCTTAGTGTTGTTACACTTCCTGTAATATTAAAAGTAAATTTTGTTCTACCAACAGAGCCGCTACTGCCTGAATCAGCCCAACTTAGTACGCCGCTACCATCTGTTGTTAGTTGTTGTCCTGCTGAACCATCAGCAGTAGGATATGTTAATCCAGCAACTTCTAATCCTGTACCATTAATTAATTTAAGTTCTGTGCTTGTAAGTCTTGCCGTAATAACATTTGATCCTGCTTTTTTATTAGCAAATTCTAATAACCCGTCTTCAGTTCCATCACTTGCATCATCAATTTTTCCAGTAATTTTTGCAAATACTTGGCTAGATCCTGCGTCATTGTCGCCTTTAAATTTTAATTGTCCTAAATAGTTTCCATCCGCTGCTGTGTCACTTGCATTTCTTGTTAGTGTAATTACCGGTCCTGCGGCTGAGCCTGTAGTCGTGTCTGTTAAACTTGCTCCATCACTCTCAGCAGTAAAGGCACCACTAACTCCTGTTAAGTTGCTTCCATCACCATAAAATGCATTGGCTTTAATATCTGCGTAACTTGTTATAGTGACATTACCACTAGTTGTTCCAACTTCATCTGTATTAATTACTGCAAAATGATTTGCACTCTCATCATATATTAACGCAACATTACCATCACTACCTCGTTCCATAACAATACCAGTATCTTTATCAGCACTTCCTGATTCTCCGCTATTGATTCTTATTAAAGGATCTGTTATATTTGTTACATCAAAATTTACCTGGGCGGCCTTAGGTCTTGTTAATGGCATTTTTAAATTCCCGTTCTTACTTGAATAATTATATAAACATATTTAGTCAAAAAGAAAGGCCCCGGAGGGCCTTTCTAAGTTAGTTTTTTGCGTAAATTACATACGGCCTACAACTACTTCAATAACGCCTTCTGCGCCGTCAAAGTCTTCTAGTGCCTTACCGATTACTGATCCCATTTTTGGATCTTCTTCAGCACGGGCCTTACCACCACCTGCACTTACAAGCATATCACCTTTAGCAATTTTACCTGTAACTTTACAAGGTACACGACCTTGTAATGCAACTGCGATACCGTCTGCATCACTGTTCATTAAGTATGCTGGGTTTGTTGAAACAACACCTGCAACCTTTTTACAATGATCGTCACCACACTCAGTTACTTCAGCGTCACCGCCAAACATTACCACAGTACCTGGAGCAATATTACCGTCTGCTTTATAGATCTCAGCCAAGTCAGCGTATTGTGCCGAAGTTGCTGTACCACTAAATGTACCAGCGTTAGTAATGTCGTTTCCGCCCATGTTAATGTCACCACTCATAGTACCACCTGTCAACTGTAATCTTGCGTTTACAGATGCGTTGATTGTACTTGCGAAGTTGGCGTCATCACCTAGTGCTGCCGCTAATTCGTTAAGTGTGTCTAATGTACCAGGCGCACTATCTACTAGTCCGTTAAGCTCATTATCGACATATGCCTTAGTTGTTAAATGGTATGCATTACTTGGTGTGTAATTTGATGCAGTTAGAATACTACCTGCAGTCAATGTTAACAACGCCGCGTTATCTACATTAAACGCAATGTTACCTGAACCAGTATCTGTAACTGTAACACCAGTATCTGACTGGTTAATAGCACTTGAACTGATTTCTTGTAAACCACTAGCAGTAAATGTAGCAACAGTTGAACCACCAACTTTAATCAATACTTGATCATTGTCAGCATCCATAACGATCGACTCTTGACCGTCTGTACCTGTTATTGTTGTAACAGTTGATGTTGTTGTTAATACACGAGCATCAATAACATCGCCAGTTGCCGGAGCCTCTGTAAACGTTAATGTTGTTCCACTAATCGCATAAGCAGTTGTTGGAATCTGTACAACACCGTTTAATGCAACGATTGTTGTAGCAGTTGTACCACTTACACTTAATGTAAATGCAACTGTACTATCATCACCAGCAAAAGCGTCTGCTGTAATAACTGTAAAGTCAGTACCTGCATTCCACTCAGTACCTGTATATACTTCAATAGCACCAGTTGAACTGTTAAAACGGAACATACCCGCTACACCAGTTGCTGGTCTTTGTGCTGAAGTACCTACCGGTAACATCATACTATCAGTTGCTTGAACTTTAAAAGTTGCACCAGTTGTAGCAGTTGTACCACCAACAATACCTGATGCAGCTGTAATTGCTCCACCAAATGCGGCACTTGTGTCGCTAATTGTTAATTGTGTACTTGTACCATTATCATCAATACCAGTTGAAGCGAAAGTACCAATTGTACCGCCTTGTATCTTATCACCTGAGATTTGATTGTCTGCTAATGTTAAAGTACCACCACTTACATCAATAGTTTTACCACTACCAGCAGTTACACTACCAGTTAAGTCACCAGTTACGTCACCAGTTACATCACCAGTTAAGTCGCCAGTAATGCTTGTTGAAGCAGCCAATGTTGTAAATGTACCTGCAGCCGGAGTATTTCCACCTACAACGCCATCGATTGGTCCAGCAAAACCAGTGTTTGCAGTAATAGTTGTACCAGTTACGGCTGCTGGAGTATTGTTACCCACAACGCCATCAATTGGGCCAACAAAGCCAGTGTTTGCAGTAATAGTTGTACCAGTTACGGCTGCTGGAGTAGTTCCACCAACGATACCATCTTGTGTACCTGTTACGTTACCTGTTACGTTACCTGTTAAGTTACCTGTGATATCAGTTGTTAAAGCAGATCCGTCAAATGCAGGACCGTCTGTTAATTCACCGTTTGCACCGGCTAGTACTAAATCACCTGATGTTAAGTCTTCAACTCTCATACTTCCGAAAGCCGCAGCACCTAAAGAACCACTGATAACACTTGAAGTATCAGTTGCATCTGCAATGTAGATAAACTCATTACCAGTTTCACTCATATCCGCTCCAAAATAACCCTTCTTAGAAGCGCCATCATTGTGTAGGAATAAGATACCTCTGTCTAAACTATCTGCACTATCGGCACCAACCTGGAAGATTGGATCTGCAATAGTTACAACAGTTGAGTCAACAGTTGTTGTTGTACCTTGAACAGTTAAGTTACCAGCAACGATTAACGTTCCACCACTTCCATCTGGAGTTGGATCGATTGTTAAATCACCACTTGTACTTCTGATTGTACCACCATCTATTCTGATGTTACCTAGTGTAAAACCGTCTGCATCAATTTTGCCTTCTTCAGCACCATCAATGTTAAATGCGATCTTACCGTCTGACCCTGTGTCAGTTACAACAACACTTGAATTACCTTGTGTTATTGAGTTTTCTGCACCACTTAACTGATCGTCAACATATTTCTTTGTTGCCGCGTCTTGGTTTGCAGTTGGATCTACTACGTTTACAATTTTGTTTGTACCAGCATCAATTGTACTAGAAGCATCAAAAGTAATACCAGCGGCAGTTAATGCACCGTTAATATCTACTGCGTTGAATGAACTTGTACCTGAGCCAGCAGTTACGTTACCAGTTAAGTCACCAGTTACGTCACCTGTAATTGTACCAGATGCGCCTATAGTTGTAAATAGACCTGCAGCTGCTGTTGTTGCACCTACTGTTCCATTTAATGCGCCTGCAAAACTTGTATTTGCAGTAATAACAGTACCTGTAATTGCAGCCGGTGTATTTCCACCAACGATACCGTCGATGTTACCAGTTACATTACCTGTAAGAGCACCTGCAAAGTTTGTGTTTGCAGTAATAACTGTACCAGTTACGGCAGCAGGTGTTGTTCCACCTACGATACCATCAACTGCACCAGTGTGAGCACCAGCAGAAGCACCTGTTAGGTCTCCAGCAAATCCTACACTAGCAGTAATTGTTGTACCAGTTACTTCTTTTGCTCTCATGTCGGCGTATGCTGCGATGGTTACGTTACCAGCAGTTGTTCCGTCATCAGTTGTTGTTGCGAAAGCAAATTGATCTAAGCTCTCATCAAAGATTACAGCCGCGTTTGCTTCTGAACCTCTGTTTATTATAAATCCACCATCAACTGATGGTGCTCCCGATGCTCCACTACTTAGTAGTAAGAACGGATCGGCGATTGTTGTGTTTGTTGTGTCAACAGTAGAGGTTGTACCACTAACGGTTAAATTTCCGCTAACAGTAAGGTTACTACCGTAAGTTAAATTGTCAGCCAGTTTGCCAGCAGTAACCGAATTGTTGGCAAGTTTTGCATTGGTTACATTTAAATCTGTAATCTGGTTGGTTTTTATACGAGTAACAGCCATAAGTGAATCACTCCTCTTTATTATGGTTTATTGGTTTGGTCGGACCAACTGTATTTATAAAGGTCGTGTGGTTTATTACTACTACGTTAACGTTTTAACGAATAAAATTTAATGGAAATCTACCCAAACACTATTTGCATAACCTTGGAATTTATTTGTAGTTGTATTATAAATAACCATTCCATTGGCTGCTGTAAGAGCGTTACGTTGCGTTGTTGTCATACTTGCTAACTGTACTGCATTACTAAATGCACTTTTGCTGTTTTCTAATGCAAGTACTTCGGTACCGGCTGCATCAAAACGTATTGTATCGTCATCTGCGCCTTCTTCAACTTGTATTCTAGTATCACTGTCTGAATCTGACATTCCTCTAATAGTAGTTACAAGTCCTAGTTTTCTAACTTCAATTCTATCGCCAGTTACTGGTGCTCCGGTAAATGTTAATGTTGTTCCGCTAACGCTATACGCTTGGGTTGGCTCTTGTACAACACCATTAAGTGTTACCATTACAGTTGCACTATCTGCCGCACTATTAAGTGTAAATGCAGTTGTAGTACCATCTCCAGCAAATGCCTGTGTACTAATGGCTCCTGTACTTGCTCCAACTTGGACCCAATCAGCACCGTCATATACTTCAACTTTGTCATCATCATCGTTGAATCTTATCATTCCGTCTAATGGTGTTCCTGGACGTTGTGCTGATGTTCCTACTGGAATAATCAGTGCCGTAGTTGCATCAATATCAACTACACCTGCTCCTTGTGGTTGTAATACAATATCATCACCACTGTTAGTTGGTGTAATAGTTGATCCGCTAACATCTAAACTTGCAACCTGTGTGTCTGAACCTGGTGCTGAACCTACTCCAAATGTGCCTGTATACCTTGCACCTGTAATATAAACACTTGCTCCAGAAAAGTTTTTACCTGCTGGTAAGTTTGTACCAATAAAATGTAGTACTCCAGATTGATAATCAAAAAACCATTCATCATTACTACCACTACCACCAGCAAAAACTTTATTACCAATTACTGCGGCACTACCCGGAGAACTAGCAGTATGTACATAAACACTAACCAAATAAGTACTTCCAAACTCTGGCGGTATCCAATCAGTTGTACCTGTCTTCCAAGTTCTGTTTGCTGTTGAAGTTACATCTTCAGTACATTCAACAGGTGCTGAACTTGTATATACCGTTACCGGTGTAGCACTAGTGGAAGGTATAGTTCCAGGAATACTACCGGCTGATTGCCATACTTTATCCCCACGTACTAACATCGGACTTGCTATTGATTCGTTAGCCGCTGCCTTTGATGCATTTGTATCAGTTTTACTAACTGCAAAACCTAATTTTTTAAATAAGTAATCAACTTTTTGGGTATCTGAAATAGCCATTAACTTGCCTCCCCTATACTAAGCGAGGTAATACTTTGTCCACTTGTTAATGCAATTCTTACTAGTACAACACTTCCTGTTGCGTTTGACATATTTTCACTACCTAATGTCATTGTGTATCCACCACTTAAACTGCTACCAGTTGGTATAACGTCTGCACCTGTACTTGCACCGCCGTCCACACCGTTACCACCGTTGCCTGTGTCACTTCCAGGAACACCTGCACCAGCATACTGTGCCGTACCTGGAATCCATCCGTTTAATCCACTTGCACTATCAATTCCCGTACCCGGTGCTGCAAACCAAACACCTGCTACACCAGAACTAGTAATGCTAAGATCAAAGTTTGCAACAACTTTTCTACGGAAAGCAAATGTAAAGTATTGCGTACCTGTATCGCTGCTTCTATCAGGGCCTGCTGGTAAACTAGTACTATGGTCTGTTACATCATATTTTAATGTACCAAAAATAACACTTGCTTCTTTAGTTCCACTAACTGAAGTTGCTCCTGCAGTTGTATAAGGACTATTTGTATAAAAGTTTGTACTACCTGTAAATGACGGAGTGTCAGTTGTATCACTTAAAAAGTCTTTAATTCTTACGCCATCATCAGTAAAATCGCCGTTACCTAAACTGTCAGCAACTGGAATAGAAAATTCACTAATACCACTTGGTGTTTCACTTACTAGTGTTACAACTTGGTTTAATTCTGCGTAACTTCCATTGCCATTTACATTGGTTGCTCTAAATTGGAGTTTTCTACTTGCAGTTACACTTGAACTTGTGAGTGTAATTGTTTGATCACCTATTGCATACTTGCTACTACTGTTTAATCCTGTACTTGCAGTTGGAACACTACTTACTAAGTAAGTACTTGCTCCTTCAAGATTAGCATATGATTTATACTGTGTTGAAATAATGCTATCACTTGTACCACCAACTGATGTGCCATTAGCAATAGTAAAAACACTACTTGTATCTCTATACGTTTGACCGATCCAGTCGTAAAGTTGAACACCACTCAATGTAAGTGTACTACCTGCACTGTAATAAGGAATACCCGAAATATAATTATATGTAACTGATCCTTCTGTAAGTGTTGCTCCACTTAAATCAACTGTTGGTGTACTAGTTACACTATCAATAATAACAGATACATAATTTGTGTTTCCTGTTGTTGTGTGTTCAAGTCTTTGATCGTTTACACCGGCACTATAACTACCTGTTGCTTGTGTAATCTTTGCATCAAATGTTTGATAAAAACCTGTTGGGTATGTTGAACTACTAATTGTATCGTGTGCATCTCTTTGATCTGAAACTATAAGAGCACCTGTTGTACCTGTCTGATTAAGTGCGGTACTAAATGTTCTATTACCAGCATCTGCACCGTTTATAGTTGCAGTAAGTGTACCTGCAGTTCCATCATATACGTTAGTAACATTGTTAGTATCTATTGTTCCACTTGTATACCTTCTAGCAGTAGTTGTTGTTAGACTTGCTCCTGCACTTAGTGGATTGGTTGCACTATTATCCGTAAAGCCGTGTGCTAGTTTTGGACTTGTTCCTTGATAACTATCTTGTAATGTTAAACTTTCTGCACTTAATCCGTTTGGAGCAGACGGTACTGCATTAACTTGAAATACTAAACTATCAGTATCTGTTTGTGCTGAAATATCTGGTGTTCCGTTTGCAGTAAAGTTTAATGTTTTGTTTCCTGTGCTTACTCCAGTAAAATCGTGTCCTAATGTTGCCCCAATTGATCCAGCACTTGAACCGTCTTCAGTCACTGTATCGTTTGAACTGCCATCATTCCAGTTATAAACATAGTCATCTGCATTTTGTGTTGTATTAGTAACTGTAACCAATGCATGATTTACACCGTCATAAGTTACACCATCATATACGTCATATTGATTGTCACCGCTTCTGTCACTAATTCTGTTAGCAGTTCCGCTGATGTTTGCTCTTACATCAGGCTCAACATGTACTGTAAAGTTTGTGCTTATAAACGGACTACTTGTATGGTTACTAGTAACACGCAAGTTACCTGTATAATCTTGCGGTGTTCCACTTGCTTGATCTGAACCACTTAGTATATAAGTGTGACTTATTGTTTGCCCTGTATCGCCACTACCATTATTTCCTGTGTTTACTGTTTGTGTTGTGCCATCGCCCCATGTATACACATATTGAATTCCGTATGTACTATAGTTGCCTATTGTATTTTCTGTATTGTTTGTAAACGTAACCGGTAAGCCACTGGTTGCACTTTCGTTAATTCCTGTTGTGACGCTTAATCCTACTGTTGGTGTGTGATCATCATATATTTTTACAACTTCTGAATCGTCAGTCGGTACTGCACTCGGTAACGCAGTACTATGAGAATCAAGTGTTAATTCAACTGTTCTACTTACTTCTGTTTCTGTGCTTGTAGCAAATGTATGTGCTAATCGTGTTCCTGTTACGCCACCTGCATCACTGTCTGATGTAACAACGTTATCGCTTGAACCGTCGCCCCATGCGTATGTATACTGAACAGTTGCTCCAGTTGTATTTGTTGTATTGTTTTGAAAATATACTGTAGCACCATCGTCCCAATATGTAATTGGACTTCCGCCACTTACCGCGGCATAGGCTGCAAAACTAACTACTGGGTCAGCAGTATAGATTGTAACATAACTTGTTCTTGCCTTTTGTGATGAACTTCCTGCACCTTCACCGCTGGTGTTACTTGCCGTAACCGTAACTGTAAAAGGGCTTCCGGTGTTAGTTGCATAAACGTGACTAGGAGTAGTAGACGAAGTTGTTGTATTAGATGTTCCATCTCCCCAATCAATTACATACTGATTGGCGTTACCATCTGAACTAATACTAAGAGTAACGTTCATACCAGCACCACCAGTTAAAGGACTTCCTGTAAAGTCTGCGTCTATTACTGCTGTATTATTAATAACGTTACGAGATAGTTCATTTAAATCGTCAATTGAATTAGTAACTTTAGTTGCCGTAGTCCAACTATTAATTGCACCGTATTGTGTTAAACTTGAATCTGAGGGTGTAGATAAACTAACATCCATTCCTGTCAGACCGCCACCACCGCCTGATGCTAAATTACCTAACGAATTCCAAGTTAAATTACCCGAGCCATCGGTGGTTAAAACATAGTCTGCACTTCCGCCGCCAATAGTAATATTAGTTGCGTCTGTACCTAAGTCTAAGTCACCGGCTACACTTCTAATTGCAGATCCGCTAATCGTTACATTATCTGCTTGTAATGTTGTTGTGGGGGTTGATGTTCCTATACCTATTCGACTGTTTGCTACGTCGAGGTATAATAAATCTGTTTCAAATGATAGATCTGTGCCTAATCTCTCAAGATTATTCTTGAGCATAGCACCAGAAATTCTTCCTATTGCCATTTTATTCTCTTCCTACACCACTGTTCATTCCCGGGTGTGCCTGGGTATAATGTTATTTATACTTAGAAAACAAAAAGAAATTTATATAGCAGTTACACTATCAAAACCTACAATACCGTAGATTCTATGTCCATTTGGTGGTGGACTTGTAAATGTAAGTGTTGTTGTGCCGGAAGTTGTATATGCTTGTCCTGGCTCTTGTACTACGTTTCCAACTACTATAACAACGGCTTGATCACTAATAGGTGCAGTTGCAAAGAAACTTGTAAATGCTGTTGTAGTTCCGTCGCCTGTTGCTACTGATGTTTTTGTAATTGCGGCATTTCCTGCGCCGGCTACGTTAGTGTATTGCGTTCCGTCATAAACTTCTAATACAGTATTATCGGTATTATATCTAATTTCTCCAATTAAAGGATCTGAACTTCTTTCTGCCGATGTACCAACTGCAAGTTGTGTACCTGCATCCAAAGGTCCTTTAATTAAATTAGATGATGGAATTGAAAACTGCTTTACAAAGTTTGCCATTTTATATACCTACATAACTTACAGTTGCAGTTACGGCAGTACCCGCACTTGCTTTTGCATGAATACTGTCACCATTTGCTAATACAATCTTTTCTAAGTTTAACATATATGTGTCTTTAGCATTGATTGATATTTCTGAAATAAGTTGTGTAGTAGCCGATGCCGCTCCTGCATTTGGGACTGCATAAACATCAACTGTTACTGCTGATGCACTTGTATTGCAAAAGAATATTACAGTTGTTGCAGTGTTTCCGGTACTGGTGTAAATTGCGGCAGTACTTGTTGTTAATTGAGCTTGTGCTAATGCCATTATTGTTACCTTTTAAAATATTAATCCAAAAGCAATCGCTTTTGATTTCGTTACTAGTTCGTCTGTTGTATCCTGATTGGCAACAAACATGCCACTTCCACCATCTCCTGGTGTTTTAGCATATAATCTTGTTTCACCTGATTGTGCAGTTGGATTTACACTCTGTTCAGTTAATGTTAGTACTTCAGCAGTTTTTACTTCACCAGTTCCAGTTGTTGCTAGAATTAAATCCTCACCTGTTGCACTATTACTAATAGTGTTTCCAGATATAGATACGTTTGCATATGAAAGTGTAGTTGATGTAACTTCCATTATTTGTGTTGCATCTAGTTCAAGAAAGAGCTTTATATCAGCGCCTGCATCAATAATTTCTAGTTTACTGTCACCTTCAGTAATTCTATCAACTATTGCTCCGCCACCACCTACTTGTGTATCAACATAACTTTTTGTTGCCACGTGAGCAGCCGCAGTTGGATCTAGTGCTTGTATGTTTATATACGCACTTCCAAGTTTAGCATCGAATGTGTCGCCTGTTTCGTTAAACTGCCAAGTTGCATTGTCAGATGTTCCTCTGTCAATTTCAATACCTGCAGTTCCTGATGTAACAACTGCACCTGATTCTCCACTGTTTAGTATAAGTGTGTTATCTGTAACAGCAGTATCTGTTGTTGATACTGTAGTTTGTGTACCAGTTACATTCAAATTTCCATTGATAGTTACTGTTCCAGAATCAATTAATACTGTTCCGGTAGTGCCATCATTTGTGATTAAATCATAATCACCATTAATTCTTTTAGTCGTTTTTGCCATTGTAATTCAGTCCTATATGCTATTTAGCATCTTATGAAACGTTATCTATATTACTTATGCTAAAATAAAGTTGCCCCCGAAGAGGCAACTCTAAGTTATCTATGACAGATTAAGCGTCTTCTGTAAAGTCGTCATCATCTGTGTTAGCAACGTCATCGTCACCTGCTTCTTCAAGTTGTACTTTACCTGATGATGCGGCTGCAAAATCCCACTTTAATGATAAACCATTTAGTGCATTTGAACCTGTTGCACTTGGTTGTGCGGCTGTTATTTTACGAGCAGTAATTTTACTTACGCCATAAGTTTCACTGTCGCTACCGTCAACTGAAATTGACATTTCACCGGCTGCTAGAGCAGATGATAATTTACCAGTTGTTAGTGTGCAAGTGTGTGTTGTATCAGCAGTACCTGTTTCAGCACATACAAATTTCTTTGAACCTTTTTGCTTAATAATTGTACCTTCAACCACAGCAGTACCATTGTGAAAGTTTACTTTAATTTCGCTCTTACCAGCAGTAGCACCTGCAACTGCACCTGTAAAAAGTCTCTTGTTTAGTGGACGTCCCATTTGTTTCTCCTTAGTTACGTTCTATGTAATACGGGGTTGGTGCCCCATAAGTAAATGCTTATGCATCTACAAGTATATTTAGTCACAAAAAAGCAGGGCCTAAGCCCTGCTTTATGTTTAACATATCTTAGTTATTAACTGAATGATAGGTTAGCAACTGAAATGCTACCTAGGTAATCAGCGGCGTTACCAAGAGAGTTTGATGTGTTTGTTAGTGTTTGATAACCATAACGTGTCATAAAACCAACTACTGGCTCTAGACTTGCTGGATCAAGCACAACACCTGAACTCATTAGTGGAACGTATGGGCAGTAAAATGCTGCTGCATCTGTTTCACTTGAACCTTTGTAACCAACTAATACTGCTGTTGCATCAGAGGCATATGAGTCTACATAGATTCTCATGCTACTGTTTAATGTTCCAACCATTTTAGTGTTTGTTGGTGCTTCAAAAGTACCTTCTGTTGTTCTAGCAAATGCTGAAGTTGATGCACTTTGTAGTACTGTAAGTGCCTGTGGACTTACAACTGCCCAGTTACCTGCGCCTCTACGTGTTCTTTGTGCAATCTTGTTACCTACACGATTCATTAATACTGCTAATGCGGCATGCTCATCACCTACGTAAGTAGCTGTACCAGATACTGCAGCCTGATCATATGCGGCTGTGTTGGCGCCAAATGCGGAACCTGTACCAGCAGCTGCTAATGCTCTTAGACTTACAAGAATCTCTTGGTCGATTTCAGCAGTAATTTCTTGTGCTAATGCAGCCATAATTTCTGCTTCTACATCGATACCGTGGATGCTTTGTGCGTCTTGAGCTGATTCAAAAGTCCAACGAGCTGATAACTTACGAGTTTTCGCAGTTACTGTCTCTTTTAGAATTTCGATACTCATTGTGTTTCCTGCTTTACCTTCTAAGTTAGCAGTTGCATCAGGGGCACCAGATGTTCCACTATCAACACCAGAATAACCTGCTGCGATTGCAGCTGGTGATAATGCTTCGTCACCTGCGGCTAAGTTAGAACCAGTTGAATCTTGTAACTGTGTAGCGGCATGGTCAGTCGCTGCATTGTACTTAACTCTTAGTGTGTGGATCTGTGAAACAGGTCCTGCCATTGGCTGAACACCAACGATTTCGTTAGCAATAACAGTTGGCATTACACGTCTGATTACAGGTAAAATTACCTTGTTTAGTACACCAATGTCGCCGGCTGCAGTTGCACCTGCTGTTGCTGCTTCACTGATATATCTTTTGGTGTTTTCTAAAACAACACCCATATTTTTTCGCTTAGAACCTGCGAGGCCTTCTAAAAGGGCATCTTTTGTTTCGTCCCAGCGACTTTCGATTAAGTTAGACATTTTTATCGTCTCCTAGTTAAAATGTATTATAAACCTGCTAAACGCTTGATTTCGATGATTTTGCCCTCATCTGAATCCTGCTTGGTTTCTTTTTTATTCCCAGTTACTTCTTTAGTTTCTGCTAAAACTTTATTAGTTGTTTTAGTGTCATTCTTAAGAACTGCTGGCAAATACTTGTTAAATGATGCGTCTAAACGATCAGTTGTAATTGATTCAAGTAATGAACTCATTACTTCTTTTTGATCTTTGTTCAAAGGTGCCATCATCTGTGATAACATTGAATCGCGGGCAATACGATCTTTAATTCTACGAATTTCGGCTTCTTTACTTTCAACTAGTGCTGATTTCTCATCAGTAGTCTTTGTAGATTCTGCCAATTTTGCTTTTACTTCTTCAACTTGCTTTTGCAAATCTTTGATATCCGCATTTTCATTTAAATGCGAAGTTGCAAACTCTGCCGCAAAAGTTTCAAATAGTTTACGTCCGAAGTTATTCTGACGTGCTTGTTCGATGTCTTCTTTTAGTTGAGTTAATTCGTTATTGAGGTTCTCAGTTACTGTTTTCTGAACTAGTGTAGAAGCACGATCAATAAATTTAGTCTTTAATGACTCAATTTGTTTCTTGCCTTCTGCAACTAACTTGACCTTTGTTTCAACAACAGATTGCTTGTCCTTGTGGAACTCGCTAATTTCTTCTGCTAAAGCATTAACAACAAACTTTTGTAACTTATCAAGTGTACTAGCCTGTGCTTTACGGTCTTCGTTTAGTTCTGCTAACTCTTCTGCTAATTTGGTAGCCATAAAGCCTTCAAATTTTTCTGACTTTGTAGTCATCTTAGCATTAAAGTTGACACGGTCTTCTTCGAGCTTTGTGCGTTCTGCAACGACTTGTTCGATTTCAGACTGTAGTCCTTCAGTAACCATTTTGTCTAGAGCCTCAACCATTGTGTTTTTATCATGCTCGTAACGTCTTGAAAATTCTTCTCTTAATTCAGAGCGAATCTCTTCACGAGTCTCAGTTAACTTGGATTCCCAGGCTTCCTGAATCTCGGTCTTAGTTTCTTCATTTACAATACCGCTGTCAAGCAATGGTTTGAGTGCGTCAAACATATTGGTTAACTCCTTAGTTTAAGTTCTTTGATTAGGCGTAAAGCCTCATCTCTTAAGTATTTTTGTACACGACTATCTTCTTGTGCCTCTCGCGCCACATCTAATGCTTTATGACCAAATTTCATGTTCATTAAGCCTTCGTATATAGCTGTTGGGTATGCGTTTGGCGCCGATGGTTGTGCAACTACGTCGACTGTGACGATTTCGAAGTCGCTTACTTCTCCCGAAGCCTCATTGACATTGCCACTACCGCGGCTTGATACTCCCAACTTGACGCCACTGTCTAGCATTGTTCGTACTAGACTCCCCATTGGCGTAGGAAGTATTTTTAATTTACCATAACCGTTTGGACCATCCATCCATGCATCGGTTATCATATGACATACTCGATCTAAGTTGATCTTTAAGTCATCTGGATGATCGACTTCTCCTAATACCGAGCTGCCTTCAGTAATTTGTTCATTTAGTGCCGAAACTGCCTTGGTAATTTCACTTACCGGATAGTTACGTCCGTTGGCGTTAGTAACGCCACCTTGAATGCAAATGCCTTTAAGGAATAAATCCTTGCCATCATCTGAACTTTCTGTTATCAAGCGAGCTTGAGCAAATGTCAAATTCTCTTTTAAGTATACTGAAGTCATCTAAGTACTCCTTAGACTTTTTTCATGTCTGGCTTTGTTGTTCCACCCATGCTTTGTGATTTAGGTGTTGCTCCACCTTTTTCTTCTGCTGAACTAGAATTTTTGATTCCGCCTTTACCAGATTTTGCTACAGTTGATGTTGCATTATCATCATCACCACCTTTTGGTGCTGGTGCTTTTTCTGTGTACTCAACTACAACTTCTTCTGACTCTTCTACAGCGTCTGCATCTTCTTCAGTTGCTTCTTCTACTGCTTCTGACTCTTCTTCAGTTGCTTCTTCAACAGATTCCATTTCTGGCTCTTCTGTTTCTTCTGGCTCACCGTCATTCATTAACTCAGCGAATTCTGCCTTAAGTGCTTCAATTTCGTCGCCTAATTCATCAACCTTATTTTCGGTATCAACTACACGATTTTCAATTTCGCCTTCTGCATGGTCTTCATCACTTGGAATATCCATTGCATCATTAACTTCGTCTTCAGCGCCTTCGAGGTCTTCGTCTTCTTCGTCGTCCTCTTCTCTTACGCCTTCTTCGTCTGCTTTGATATCATCAATAAAATTATCAACTTCATCACTGCTTACTTCGTCTACAGACTCTTCTTCAACTGCTTCTTCACTGTTGATTAAGTTTCCATAAATTTCACGAGAATTTTCAATTACAATCTCGTGGAAAAGCTCGGAGGCTTTATCTTCTTCTTCATTGACCACTAGGTCAATTAATTGTTTCCATTTATCGCTCATTTTCAGACTCCTATTAGGATATGTTTTATTATGGTAGTAATATTTACTTATGTTTTCAATAAAGGTAGGTATAAAGGCAAAAAAGTAGCACTTTTTGACATTTATATCGGGATAACTATAACTTGAACTAAAACTAAACTATTCTGACCCGCCACTGCCGCCATATTGTAATTTTATACGTTTGAGCTTCTCGTATTCTTCAATTTTCTTTGCTTCACGAATACGACGCATTTTATTGATTTGCTCCAAGGTCAAACGGGATTTACGAGTATCACTTAGTTGTAGTGTACTATTATCGCTTTCGCCGTCTTGTCTATTCTTTTTAAAAAGATCATCTAGTTCCATGTTAGTATTTACCTTTACTCATCTGCAGCATCATCTGCCGGTAGAGCGTCTCCACCTACATCTAAGTCTAAGTCTACATCGTCGCCGCCGATGTCTGCATCATCACCTGTTTCAAGTGAATCAAAATCAGTGTTAATATCACCTGGTGTGACACCTACACTTCTAAGTTCTTGTCCAGAAGTGCTACCTATATTAGATGCACCATTTTCTTCAGCCCACATTCTATCGTTGTCAGTTATCTCTTCTTCACTTAATCCTAAGAAACGTTTAAGTAAGAAACGTTTACTTAGATACTCGGTCTGTGATAGACTTGTAAACAACGAAGCACGTTGACTATCAATTTCTGCTTGTCTATAAGCGGCAAAGTTTTGAGGCTCATTCATTCTAAGCTCAAACATGCTACTATCTATATTGTAACCTTTCCAATTAAGGAACATCTTAAATTCAAAATCAAACGTACTTGCTACACTATGTTGCAATCTTTTACAATATTGATTAAATCTGTATTCTTGAATTAATGCAGTTCCAACTCTACCGTCAACTACTGTTGAACTTCCGTCATCTGCACCAGTTGGCAAATAACTACTTGGAATTCTTAATCCTCTAAATAACTTATTAGTAAAATATTTTAAGTCATCAATTTCACCAAGTCCTGTACCACCTGGTAATGTATCAACTTTTGATCCACGTCCTTCAGCAGTTTGTGGAAAGAAGTAGTCTTCGTTAATACTTAATGGATTATATGTTGCATCCATTGTATTAGCACCACCGCTTTGACTTGGAATACGTCTTTGATGTATTTCATTCTTAACTCTGTTAACATAGCCCATTGCCATGTGTGCTGGCATGTTACCTACGTCAATATAAAAAACACGTCTTTCAGGAGCACGTTGTACTCTGTAAATAATAATCGCATCTTCTAATAATTCTTTTTGTTTGTATACTTTAAATACACTTTCTAAAACACTAAGTCCAAAAGGCCAGTTAGGATCTAATCCTTCTGTTAAACTAATATGTACAACGTGTTTTGCATCAATAGCCAATTCATTTGTACTATTACTAAAACGTGAACCACTACTTGATGATCCTTGATGTTGTCCTAAATCATAAACATTGCCTGCACTTTGATCTCCGCTCATTTTTCCAGTCATTTGATCTGAATGTTGCGGTTGTGTAGTTGTTAAGTTTTGAAAGTTAACATTGATGTTTTTTAGTATGTACTGCTCTGGTTTCTTTCCAGCACTTTCGTTTACAATAACTTTTACAACGTCTGCGTTGTCTACCCAAAACCATTGAAAGGTTTGTGGATCACGAATAAACACTTGATCTCCATACTTAATAGTATTACGAAATACTTTAAAAATACGTCTGTCAAAGTCATTTAAACTAATCCAGTTATATAATGCTTCTCTTAATACCTGCGTTTCAGTATCACTCGGTTGACTTTTAAAAAATATATCAAACGGTGTATGATTCTCTACATTTGATTGTGTACTAAATTCACTTAATATATCTAATGCGGCATTGATTTCACTGTCGCTATCCATTGTTTCATACTGATTGTACCTATCAATACGATTAGGATGTCCTGTGTACACTTCTGGTAGTACACTTTGATAATTTTTAAATCCTACATCAGGCTGAGTGCCTATAGGAGCAGTAACAGAACCTGTCATGTTGTCTGCATTTACTACTTTAAAATACTTTTTCCAGCTCATTTATATTTCTTCCAATACGTGGGTTGTAACTATTATAATAGCATACTATTGTATTTATTGCAACCGTTATGCTAGTCTATCTCCGACTACTTTAATATTTTTATTAAATTTTCTCATCTCTTGTAACATTTCAGAGTTATCAAAGTTAGTTACTGCTTTTGCTATCTGTTGTGCCGCTTGAGCCATTGCTTTCTCACCGCTTCTGTCAAAGGCTGTCTCTTTGTCAAAGTTTGCAGGTAAAGGAAAAACACCTTCTTGTGTTCCTGGTTTTTCACCGATTGCAGCATTGTAAACTGGTTGTGTAACAATTCCGCCATCTGCAAATCCAAAGAAGTTTGCTAACTTACCTCCTACAGATTTACCAAGCATATCTCCGCCAATACCGCCAGCAATACCGCCTATTATTCCACCAATTAAAGTTCCAATAATTGGAACTGCACTTCCTATTAATGCACCTGTTGCCGCTCCGCCGGCTGCACCGCCAAATGATCCAAGTCCTGAACCAATACCTTCACTGAGTTTACCAACTTGTGTTTCTTGCTCACTTGTTGCATATGTTACACCACCCGAAAGTGCTGAACCTATAATAGGAATTCTTGGAAGAATCTTGCCTAACAATCCAGATGCTTTACTAAGCATAGTAGTTGATTGGCCGGCTGCTTTTGCTACCTTGTCTGATTCTGTGGCTCCTTTTATTACACCTTCTGCAATAGAACTTGTTCCTTTAGTAGTTGCTGAAGCACCACCACCAATTCCTATACTTTCTAATGCTTTTTTAAAAAAACCCAACTGATTTTTTGCTGACGCAAGTCCTTTTTGCAATCCCATAGCGGCACCTGTTGCTGATGCTGGCTTACTAGCATCTCCAAGTGCAGTACTAAATTCGTCCATTGATGTTGGCATACCAGCAACAAGAGTTTTTAAGGCTTTAACACCATCTGACATAACGCCTACTGCTGACTCTGTTACACTATTAAAACCTAATCTTACAGTTTTACCAATTTCTTGTGATAGCAAGTCAACATTCTTCATGTTCTTACTATTTTCGTCTAGTTGTGTTTTTTGAGCTGCAACAAACTTGTCATAGTCTCCGTTAAAATCTTTTTCAACTACTAATCTTTGCTTTTGTGCATTTAATAATGCAGCCGATACTTCTGTAAACGCCATTGCAATTTCACTATATTGTGCAATGCCTTCCATTCCTTTATTTGCATCGATAAACTTAGTACTAACTCCGGCTAATTCTTTTTGGATGTCAGTCATACTCACTGTGCCATCTTTTAACCCGGCAGTAATCTTTGCAATAACAGGACCCATATTACCGTCTTGTAGTAACATGTTTCCAGCAGTAGTTGCCGCTGCCGGTAATCCTAAGAAACTAGTTCTTAGTGCGTCCATTATTGGCGAGCTTTCACCAAACTGTGTACCCATTGTTGCAAATGCAGCTCTGGCACCTTTGGATGCTTCACCAGTCATACGACTCAATTGTAGTTCAACATCTGCTCTACGTTTATCGTTTGCCATTTTACTAGCAAGTTGTTTACGATCTTGTCCAGTTAAGTTTGCCATCATTTGTATTTCTTTTACAAAATTGGCTCCGGCTTGTGCTTGTTGTTGCACACCCATTGTTGCAAACTGTGTGTTTCTGGCTTGCATTGCAGTGAACTGTGCTAACAGTTCTGCACTTTCACTAGCCTTAATACCCAACATAGCAAAGTCTGTACGATAAGTGTCTTGTACAACACGATTCATTTCAGTAAAACGTTTTGCACCTAATCTTGCACTACCACCAAATACTGCTAAACTTTCACTGTTTTGTCGTAACATACCTGTCATTTGTTCTAATGACAAATAACTGTTAGCCGCTACTCTTTCAAGATCAAATAAGTTATTTGTAAATGTTGCACCGGTTGAACTTAATCCATCAAATGTGTCAATTAAGTTTGCACTGTGTCCTACTATAGCACCTGCGGCTGCACCAAAAACGGCACCTAAAGCACCAAAGTGACTAGCATTTTTGTCTACTGCGTCACCTAGTGACTTCATATTCATGCCAGTTCCGGCAACTTCTCCACCAAACTGTATTAATCCTTTACCAGCACCAAGTACTGCGTCCAGCATTTTTTTGCCTCTGGCTGCAAATGTGTTTGCACTTTTGGCTGCATCTTCTAATGCATCAGTGGCATCTGAACCAGCACTTGCTAGTCCTTTTAACTTGACTACTCCTTTTGTCAATTGTTGTGTGGTTGCCACACGAGCTTTTAATTCTGCAGCTTTGCTAGGATCTTTGTTAGTTGCACTTTTTTCCATTAAGTTAACTAATCGTTCAAGTGTTTTCTCAGTTGCTACGTCACTGATTTCTACTCTACCACCGTCTATGTCTACTGTAACTGCCATAATCTACCCAGATAAATACTATTGTACTAATGTACATATGTTTATTTATCGGAGCAAAACATGGATGAAAACGCGAATCCTTTAAAACAGGATCAAAATCCCTTAACCGGGTATTTTCGTAAACCCGAAGTATATGTATCTCTACCCAGCAAAGGAAACTACTATGCACATGGTGCCTTAGATCTTCCACAAAATGGCGAGATAGGTGTATTTCCAATGACTGCAAAAGACGAGTTAGTCTTTAAAACTCCAGATGCACTACTTAACGGAAGCAGTACCGTTGAAGTTATTAAGAGTTGTGTACCTTCTATTAAAGACCCGTGGTCCATACCAAGTTTAGATATGGATGTTATATTAATTGCTATTCGTATTGCAACATACGGTAATCAAATGGATATTACCGCTACTTGCCCTACTTGTCAATCACAAAATGAGTTTGGTATTGACTTAGCAAACTTAATTGATCAAAGTGGCAAATGGGTGTTCAATAATACGTTAAAAATTAATGATTTAACAATTACATTTAAACCGTTATCATATAAAGACTTGAACACTGAAAATCTAAGACAATTTGAAGAAGCAAAAATTATGAGAATTGTCAATGATGAAACAACAACTGATGAGCAAAAACAAGATTTATTTAACGATACGTTCTTAAAACTCACAGTACACACTGTTGACTTAATTGCTAAAACAATTTATAAAATTACTACTGCTGATGGTACCGAAGTAACAAATCCTACACACATCAATGAGTTCGTACATGGAGTTGATAGAAAGATGTTTGACAATATTCAAAAACATCTTGATAATGAAAGAATCAATAACAGTTTTGCAGAGTTTGAATTAACTTGCGAAAATGAAGGTTGTGACACAAAGTATAAAACACCTATAGTATTTGACAATTCAAATTTTTTCGCATAAGGCTTCTGAGTCTTAGCAACGAAGATATCGAATCGATGCTAAAGCAGTTTGACACAGAAGCCGACACTATTAGAGAAAATATATTTAAGATAGTTTGGTATATGCGTGGTGGCATTAATCTGGACCAGGCATTCATGCTCAATCAGAAAGAGCAGAAGATTGTCTACGATATCGTTGCGGAAAACATCAAGAACACAGAGAAAAGCGGAATGCCATTACTATAGCATCACACTATAAGATGAACTAAAGTTCATCAGCAATTTCGTTTTTCAAACTCATTGCTTTTTTCTTAATTAATAATATATAACTAAATGATTATATAACTAAAGTCTTCATGCAGATCGTTTCAGTCAGACGGAACCTGTTTAAGGGTTCCATCTAATCTTGACTTCATGCGAGTATTACCCAGCCGAGACTTGGAAGTAGGTATTCTTTATACACAAGTTTGATGGGCTCTGACCTTACCCAACCTACGTCGACATACATATTGCTATGTTACCCCACGCTTCGTTCCTGTTGCCATGGGTTTTTACAAACTATATTGTGTTTTTTGATTGACAGTAATTCAATCTATACTAACCGGTGAGCCCAATTTGTTTGATGGCTTCCACACTCTGGTGTGTTGATCTGTATGTTGCGTGTGTTCCTATACGGAAACTTTTTCCACAGCGGTAATTTAAACTGGCCCGCTAACCTTAAGTACTGTAACTATAATTGTTGATTGTTCTTGAACTGTTGAATGCCTTCGTGGAGAATTTTGCTACTGCCTACGCGAACGTTTATAATGCCATTATAGTAATCATCTGATAAAAGAACTTCTCTTTCAAACTGCTCCTTTGCTTCAAGGTAACTCATTAAGCCCCTACTTGAACAAAGATAAAGTATTTCACGTGTGAAGTTCTTGCTGCCTAGCTCTGCTACATCTGCCTGTAAGTGATCTGAAGATCCATAATATTCTCTCCAATCACTTTCTACTGTGGTTCGTCTTTTGTTTTTCTTACCTTTAAGAGGTGGTTTTGTTTTTTTAAATTTTGCTAATTTTTTGCCAATGTATTTTTTGTTGCTTTTTAAGTTGGTTATTAAGTAAACAAATCCTTCAATGTCACTTGGTAACTGCTCAATAGGATCACCCTTGTAAGTCCAACTCATTTCTTTTGTTTTCTTAACTGCTGTAATTGTAATGCCTTCTTGTGGTAATAGTCAACCTTTTTCTCTGCATAAAATGGTAAAACGTTAGGAAGTATACCATGTATAATACTAACTATACCTGTGAGTATAAGATCGAAGCCTGCCACAACAGCAAACTTACCATGCTGGAAGTATCCTTTACGAGCTTCGTTAAGATGAGCTTTAATTTGAAACATACTTGTGCCTTAATTTTCCTATATCAGGTTTTCCTAATACATTAAGCTCTATGGGTACTATTAGTTTATCATAACTGATACCCTGGCCTGTTAATTTCTGGATCAAACTATCAGTATTCACTGAATCATCATTCACACAGACTACAACATGTGTCTGAGAAGTACCAAACAACACAAGTTTTGTTGCTTGACTTTCGTCAACAAGTTGTTGTGGATTAACTAACTCTCCGTTAATCCTTATAAAATCTTTATTACGTTTTTCAAAATAATAATTGTTTCCAACCGTGTTTACACGGTCACCTGTATTTAATGTATCCACATTAGAATCATTGATTTGGGTTGCTAAATGTTTACTTTTAACAATCACTAATTCACCGTGCCTATCAATTTTATACTCGGCAGTATCATCACAGTTTACGCCCATATCTTGTTGATTGTAGTCAGCAATATTTTGTTTGTTTATAAACTTGTGCATAATAGGAGGCAAACATTCTGTTAGCCCGTATATTACAACAACGTCACTAACACCTTGTTTAATTAGTTTTTCACAAAATGTTTTTGGAATCGTTGAGCCGCCAGTAAGTACATACTTAACATGACTTAAATCTAACTTGCTTAAATTTTCATACTGCTCGTAATTTGACGGAAACAATAGCATTGTATCAGGCTTGTGTTTATTAAATGTATCAACGTCATATGTGTCCCATAACTGAGGCAAAACGACCTTTTTACTAGAAAATAACGCAGGAAAGAAATACACAGTACTAACACCTAAGTGTACAATATTATGATAAAACCAACTTACTTTTGCTTCTTTCCAGTAGTGCTTGATACTATCGTTTGAAGCACAAGTAATACTTTCGTGTGTATGTTTTACTGTTTTAGAATGCCCTGTTGTACCACTAGTAAACGATTCTAGTATAATATCATTGTGGTTAACACGATAAAGTTTTGATGGTTTAATATTGCCATCTAATTCAATATGAGGAACATTAACAGTTTCTACAATTACAGGTTGTATTCCACGAGTTAAAACAATTTTAATATTGCTCCTTGCACAGTACTCGTCATCAATGTAGTGATCGCCGCTAATAACAGGAACAAGTCCGTAGTCAATAGAAGCAAACACTACTGCTAAATGATGTATGTCTTCTTGCAGACACAATGAAATACGATCGCCTCTTTTAAGTTTTTGACTCTCAAAGAAACACTGATATCCTCCAGCAAGACAAGTTAGCTCATCTTTACTGTAGATACGTTCGTTAGTGCAATCATGTATTTCAATATCGTTTTGTAATCTCGATATTGAAATCATTACATACTGTTTTTCTTTTCTTGGATCTCAGCACGTCTTGATTTGGTAAGTTTACCAATGTCGCCTAGTGACTTTCTTGCTCGAGCGGCTGCGGCTTTAACACCTTTGTCTTCCCAAGCGGCATGCTCTTTTAAGTATGCTTCATAGGCTGCTACGATTTGTTCGTGAATTTGATTTGCCATGTTGTTCTCCTATATGACTTCGATATCTGTATTATAACTTGTAAACCCATTTTCTTTTGTAACTGTAAGTATGTTGTTTACACGACCAGCAAGTTCGTCTTTGTGCGACACAAGCCACACACTCTTTTTACGTTCTCTGCTAATCTTCTTTAGTATGGCAAGCGAGTTTTCAACTCCACTTGAATCCATTCCACTGTCAACTAATTCATCAATGAATAACAAATTAATTGGCTGGTATAGATTTTCCCATACATCACGGAAAGCCCAACTTAAACTTAATATAAGTCTGTTACGTTCTCCACGACTTAAATTGTCAAAATCTAAATCTCTTCCAAGCTCTTGTATTTCTACTGTTAAATCGTTTAAGAATACAACACTATGTGGTAATCCTATACGTTCTAAATAGTATGCTAATCGCTTGTTTAAGAATGCTAAGTTTTGATCAATAATTCTTTTTCTTATAAAACTATCTTTACTAGTTAGTAATCGTTGTAAAAACTCCTGATGGTCTTTGACTCTTACAATTTCGTTAAGTGTAGTATAATCTACTTCTTGTATTGCAGTTTCCTGCATCTCTTGTATTTGTTCTGCGTATGGATCTACTTGTGCTAGTAAACCATCTAGTTCTGCTTTTAGTTTATCTAAACTACCTCTGTGATCATAAGCATCATCAAGAGACTCATAAAATACATTAGGTTCATCTCCAAGATCGCCTAGTTCGCCTAGTGCAATATTTAATGTATTTTCTTCAACACTATTTTTTTCTACAACATCTATTGCTTCTTGTAGAGATTCTTTTTTAGTGTTAATTGTATCTTCTTGTTTGTTATCGTGTATTTCTTGCCCACATGCATAACATTTGTGTTCGCTTAGTAGTGCTAATTCTTTTTCAAGTTTTTGTATACTTTTATTGTTACGTTTTGTTTCAGCAGTTATTCTATCTAGTAAATCGTTTGTTTCTTTAATCTGTCTCTTTTTAGTTTTGTAATCTTTACGTTTACTGTGTGCTTCTAATTCTGCTTCAATATCAACATGCGATAATGCATCAAGCCCACTGTCAAGTTGTCTAGCATCTTCATCGTGTTTATTCTTCCACAATGTTTGTCTGCGTTTAAGTGCTTCAACTTGTTCTTCAATACGACCATTAGCATCAATTTGACTCTTGATACTAAACTCTTCTGTAGTTGCTAGTTCCTTACTAACTTTTAGTTGTTCTTTAAGTACATCTGCTTTTTCACTGAGCAATGTAATACCTAGTAACTGTTCGATAATAGCACGTTGATCGTTTGCTTTCATACTAAGGAAAGGTTCAGTGTATGTGTTTAGTGCAACAATATGTTTAAACATGTTGTGTTGCATACCAAGTAAACGTTCTATCTCTGCTTGTGTTTCTCGACTATCACCTTGTGCAGAATCACTTGCTTCTTGTTCGTGGTTATTAATATAAAACTTTAGTACATTTGGCTTACGTCCACGTTCAATCCTATACTGCATTCCTGAAAGTTCAAATTCACAAGTAACTAACATATTTTTACCGTTAGTTTTGTTTACCAAATTATCTCTACGAATGTTAGTTAAAGCCAGACCATATAGTGCATAACTTAATGCATTAATTATAGTTGTTTTACCTGTACCGTTTCTTGAACCATTGTCACCACCACCAGTATCTAAGTTTTCACCTAGCACAAGTGTTAAGTCATCACGATTAAAATCAACTGCCTGGGTACTATTACCCACACTCATAAAGTTTTTTGCTGTAAGATTGTTTATTTTAAACAATTATAGATTCCTGTATATTTCCATTAATAGGTTACTGTCGTATAACTCACTTTGTACTGCCGTAAGTTGACTGTAAACAATACTATCAACACTTTCAAAGTTAATTTCTACTTGTTCGTCAAATTCAGTCTCAACATTCTTTTGTGGCAATAGTGCAAGTTCTCTTACATCATACTGTTCATAGAATGTTTCTTTTATAAAGTTCGCTTCTTCATAACTGATATCAATATCTAAATTAATTCTTGCATATGTTTTAGGCAACAATAACTTATCTGGATTATCAAGCAGGTCACTAAGTTTTAGTACACGGTACTTAGGTGCATCAGGCCATGCATGATATACATGTGGCTTATCCCATTCAAGTATCATTGCACCTCTGTCATCGTCCCACGCATCTGAATAGTTATGTGGAAAAGCATTACCAATGTAACTTATGTTTCCTACTTCTTGTCTTTTGTGAAAGTGCCCGGTAAACATACGTTCAACACCTTTGAAGTGATTGTTCTTTAGTTCTCCGTGGTCGGGCATTTGTACCATTGCATTCATATAAAAACTAGGAAGTTCAAAATGTCCTAGCATATACTTTGCTTCAATTTTTTTAATTTGTTTCCATTCATCGCCAACAAGCCATGGAACAATAGCAACATCACCTTCAACTGTAATATCGTTAAACAATCTTACATTAGGTAAATGCTTAATCCATGCTACACTATTGAAGTCACGTTTATCTCTATAATACTCATCGTGGTTACCAGGCAAAAATATTACCTGATCAAACGCATCGCTAAGTTTAGTCATAGCCATAATACTGTAATTCAGTGTAGCAACGTTTATACTTGCTCTGTGGTGGTGCCAATCACCAAGAAATAAACAAGTTTCTGCTCCTTGTTCTTTTCCTAGTTTAATAGCCCATTCAACAAATGCCACACCATCTTCGTTATGTGCATATGCATTACTCTTGTTGCCAAAGTGTATATCCGTAAAGACTACTGCCTTCTTGAATAAGTTACTCATACAAGTCCTAACATGTTTCTAATATATACGTTATTGTATAGGTTTTTTAAGCAAAGAGCAACCTATTTCTTGTCTGCAGGTGCTACTACTTTAGATTCTTCAGCAATTCTAGTATTCCATTCACTGTTGTGTTGTCTGGTATAACTTGGTGTTAAATCATTCATTTCAAGTATATCATCACGTATGTTTTGATTACGTTTTTCGATGTTTAGTACTCTTGTAAAACTATTTGTAATAGCGGCAGTATAATAAGCAAATGGGTTTTGACTCTTTGATTCATCAAATTGTAAACCAATTTGTGCAAGTTGTACAAGTGCTTGTCCACGCATTTCATCAACATATGTATAACCACGCCAGTTATATCTGTGACTGTAACGTTCACATAGTTTCATGTACATGTTTGCAAGTTTGTTTGATGTTTTTCCATGATCCTGACTAAAGTAACCATTTTCCATTCCACCAACCCAATGACTTTTAGCCACTAGCTGTAGTTCTCCGTCATCATCATGTCTATAATGCTGGTATGGAGGAAACAAACACTTGGTATGATGGTCTGCAACTGTTTTAGGAGTTTTCTTACGTCCTGGTTCTAATGGAATATGTTCAAATGTCATTACACGGAACACTAGTTCACTTAACTGAAAACTTTCAGGGTCAACTGCAAAGTCTGCCATCTTTAGTTTTTTGTTATCGTTTTTCTCAAACGCCGCACGTTGTATTCGGTCAGCCCGTGCTTTACGAGCTTCTTTAATTGAGGACTTGTCAATAGCGGCTACGCTTAATACAATACAATCAACATCTTTTGATTCGATATCAATATATGATCCGTAACTTGTTTTACTTTTGTGTATTTCTTTTAATAAATCTCTGTTGTTGAGATAGTTTCTGGTGGCCATTTAAGGGTTTCCTTATAATTATATATGTACATTATAACGTAAATAAATACATAGAGCAAGAGGTATTTTAATAATGGGTAGAATTTTAAATAGTAAGGGCGATGTACAATACAATAGTAAAGGTGCACCGGTTTCACAATTAGCAAAAAACAAAGGTGTAACAACATCAACTGTTCCATCTTATGCAAGTTTTGGAGAGTTTGCAGACAAAAATCCAATGGCGGCTAATATTGTAGGTGGATTTATGCCTGGCATGAAAAACTTAGCAGGTGGTGGTGCTCCTGATATTGGTAGACTATTTGGTGCCGGTATTAGTAAAGGCGCTAGTGCTAATAAAAAAGGTGCTGCAATGAGTACTAGTTACCCAGTTGTTGGTAATAAAAACGCAGACCATAGAGTAAGACTTAGTTTACCTCCTAAAAGTAAAATTTTATATAATGGCAGTACTGGCGGTTTAATTTCACCGTTAGCCGAGACAAATGGAGTTGTATTTCCATATACTCCTGCTATTACATTTCAACATCAAGTTGATTATTCAAGAACAAGTCCTACACATAGTAATTATCCCTTTAATTTTTACAGTAATAGTTCAGTACAAGACATATTAGTAACTGGAACATTTACTGTTGATTCAGGGCCTGATGCAATCTATGTAATGGCAGTAATACAATTTTTAAGAACAATTACAAAAATGTTTGGAGAAGCGGACGGAGCTCTTGCAGGTAACCCGCCTCCAATTATGAGATTAAGTGGACACGGACAACACTTAATGCCAAACATTCCTTGTGTTGTTAACAACGTATCGATTACACTACCCGCAGAAGTAGACTATATGGCAATACCAGGTCTGTCAGCAGGAGGTTTTGAAAGTTCACCAGGAACAACTCGTGTACCAAGACAAACTGAAATAAGTGTAGGCGTTACACCGGTTTACAGTAGAAATCAATTAAGAGAATTTGGTTTAGATACACTTGCAAGTGGAGCCGGTAGTTCAAAAGGATTCATCTAATGGAAGAAAAAGTAACTGAAGGTGATGTACAAGCAGGCATAGAATTTATATATCACATGCGTGAACATTTACCAGATGTAGGCGTAGCAACTGTATATTTGTTTGCTTGTTATACAATTTACTTGTTATTAAAGAAATACATAAAGTAAGGAAACATTATGGCGTACAGTAATACCAGCCCTTATTATAGAACTGGAACAAACGTTAATAGACAACTAGAAACATTAACACCTAGACCAATCAGTGCTTCAGCAGGTGACCAAATATTAACAATCAATACCACATATGAATATCGTCCAGACTTACTTGCGAACGACTTATATGATAACCCAAAGTTATGGTGGGTGTTTGCACAACGTAATCCAAATATAATTCATGACCCAATATGGGATATGAAACAAGGAGTTAATATATTCTTACCCGAGCAAGAACGACTATTTAATGATTTAGGAATATAACGTGGCACTTCAAAACTTAATAAATGGTTTAGGTAAATTAGTACCAGAAAGCCAAAAAGCAGAATACAATAAAGATGCTGCGGCTGCAATGGATGTTATGAACAAACTTACAGGTGGGCCTGGTGGCAAGTCAGAAGGTATTACTGGTGCTAGTTCAGGTGGTAAAGAAAAAATAGGAACACCGGTAACTAAGACAAGTTTCTCAAAACCACCTCCAGGACATCCTGAAAATAAAAACACGGCACCTGTTGATAAGAATAACACAGATGATAATATTGACAATAAAACCTCAGGACCACCTCCAGGGCATCCAGAATATAATAAAACTGCTAAAGATGTTGCAACTAAGGATGTACGTCTTAGTCAGGCAGACGCACTAGAACCGTTTGGAGGTTCAGGCAGAACAATAGTAAGATCACAAACAAAAGATACAACTGAAATCCCAGCACTGTTTAAGAAAAACGTATTACATGAATATGCAAGTTACACATATCATTTTGAGTTTTTTGTTTTAGGAGTAAATGATTTTAATAGTTTTGTAGACGATCCTAAGTTTGCAATAGAAGACTTGCCCGGACGTTTGTTAATTAAATCAGGTGGCGGAAATCAAAAGAATAGAAACAAGTTTTTTAAGTTAGATTACTTTATTGATGATGTTGAGATTGCTAGTAAAATTGCACCGTCTGCCGGCAATGCTGGAAGTGTAAACACAGAGGTTAGTTTTACAGTTACAGAACCATATGGAATGACATTACTTAATGGACTTGTAATGGCATGCAAAGAGATGGGTGGTTATAATTATACTAATCAACCATACTTGTTAAAAATAAGTTTTAAAGGCTTTGACAAGGACGGTGTATTAGTTGAAAATGGATCTCCTGAATCAACAAGGTATATTCCTGTAAAAATAAAAAAGTTTACATTTGGAGCAACTGAGGCAGGCACAGTTTATAATGTTGAATGTGTTCCTTACCACAGTTTAGCATTAGAGAATACTAAAGCAACAATCAAAACTGATGTTAAGGTTGATGCAACTACTATTGGAGAGTTTCTAACTAGTGACATTACAACATTTACCAAGTACAGGAAAAAGATAACAAACCCAATGGGCGATCCAGAGGATATAGTAGATGCACTTAGATCAGATGTTGTACAAGGCGGACTTGCAGGATATTTTAACTTAATTGAAAAAGAACAAGTAAAACAAGGAACTAAACTATTTGCTGATGAATATGAATTTGTAGTAGATCCTGATATTTCTACATCAACTATTACGTTGCAAGATGTTGTTGAATATAGAAAAATTAAAAATGAAAACGATCCTGCTAAAAAGGCACAAGGGCAATTTCTACAAAATTTTAATTACAACGAGTCAAAACAGTCTTATTCAATACGAGCAGGAACAAACGTTATTCAGTGTATTCACAGCATAATGAGAACAAGTACATACATGACTAACCAAGTTAAGAACGATAACTTGCAGTTAGTACCTGATAAGCAATTTTCAGAATATAAAGAAAACCAAGACACACCAATTAACTTTTACAGAATTGTTCCTAAAATTACACTATTAGACAAGTGGGACACAAAGAGAAATTGCTTTGCAAGAAAAATAACATACACAATTAAGAAGTATAACATGCATGGTAAAGACTATGAAAACTTTGGTCAGGCACCTATTAAGGACGTTGTTAAAGACTATAAATATCTATACACAGGACAGAACAACGACATACTAAACTTTGACATTCAGTTTAATAGTGCGTACTATCAAAAGAACTTATACCAAATTGCGGAAAAGGCAAAAAAATCGTCATCATCAAAAGCACAGTACGACCCATCAGATTTTGCCGCAGGTAACTTGGCTAAGTCAGATGCTAACTCAGTTAGTGTTATTGCACCATTTAATAAAGAGGCTGTTATAGATACTGGAACTTCAAAAGGTATAAGTGATCCTAGAAGTGATCCTCGTGCAATGATTGTTGATAACTTTATGCAAGATGTTTTTTCAACTGGTGCAGATTTAATTGAAGTCTCTCTTGAAATTATAGGAGATCCTGCTTTTATACAATCACAGGACTTACGAGCAGTAAGCAATGTTACATCAGAAGCACCGTCTTATCTTCCAGATGATAAAACGTTGAATCCAGACAGAGAGTGGCATTTATCACTATCATTTAGAAACCCAGAAGACATTAATACAGAAACAGGGTTGTACAGTGGATTTGGACACGACAAAGAAGGACTTGCAGAAGTTACTGCACCTACTATGAATGGCATATACAAAGCCGTTGAAGTTGATAGCAAATTTACAGGTGGTAAGTTTACACAAAGTATAAAAGCAATTAGAGAAAGAGGCAAGCAGTTGTCTGATTTTGTTGAAGCATCTGAAAGTCAAAAGCGTGTTGAAACTGTAAAAGAAATTAATCAGCGTGTTGATTTAAAAATTAAACAAACACCAACTGCGGCACAAAGATTTAGTCCTGGTGCGTTAGGTGGGAAAGTTCCCGGAATACCATTACCAGATAATTTTGATAAAACAATAACAGGATCCAATGGAATTCAAAATGCAATAAACAAAGCAGGTAGTTTAGCAAAAGGATTTCCTTCAGGTGATGTTAATAGCATAGGCGAAGGCGTAGAAGCAATTACAGGTGGATGGGAACCACCGGCGTCAGCACTTACTAAGGCAAAGAAAGCCAGTAATGCGTTACTAAACAATGCTAGGAAAATAGCAACATGAGTACAACTGCACAACAGTATCTAAATAGGATTGATCCAGATCTTGACGTAACTAAAAAACGTCAAATTGTTGATCCAGGTCCTTATGAAGGTATTATTAAAAACAACAGTGACGTGTTGAGAACAGGACGTATTGAAGTATACATTCCAGCATTTGGCGGTCCTGAACAAGCAACAAATAGTTGGATACCAGTACAATGGAGTACACCATACTACGGCAAAACAGATAAAGACAACATAGGTAAAGATCAACTTGAGGGCATATACAGTTACGGAATGTGGATGTCACCTCCTGATCCAGGAGTTAGAGTTGTTGTAACTTTTCTTGAAGGTGTTAAAGACAAAGGTGTTTGTATAGGTTGCTTGATTGATGATATGAGTAATCATATGACTCCGGGTATTCCTAGTAGTAAGCATTGGCTCGAGGATCCAAAAGTATTTGATATTTTACCAGCCGCGGAAACTGGAAAAGACATTCTACCAGTCATTGAAAGAAATGTAAAATTTAAAGATGAAAATAGAAGCACACTAGGTGTAATACAAAGACCAGTTAATATTCCGTTGTTAAAAATATTTAAACAACAAGGGCTACTAAACGACACAGTACGTGGACAAAGTTTTAGCAGTAGCCAAAGAGAAAACAATAGTGCAGTTTACGGTATAAGCACTCCAGGAAGATCAGTAAACACTGATCCTGCTACAAATATTACATTAAAAGCAAGAATGGAAGAAGGTACTGCAACTGAAGAAGATTTAAAAGTTAAGCAACGTTTACCAGGCCATATGTTTATTATGGATGATGGAGATGTTGAAGGTGATAGTAACTTGATTCGTTTAAGAACAAGTACTGGACATCAAATATTAATGGACGATAAGAAAGGTATTCTATACGTTGCAACTGCAAGTGGTAATGCTTGGATTGAAATGGACAACACTGGAAATACAAATGCCTATAGTGCAGGAAACTTTAGTGTACATTGTGAAGGAACATTTAATGTACAAGCAGGTGGCAATATTAATTTAGAAGCAGACATGAACGTAAATATAAAATCAAAAAAAGCGGCAGTAAAAATACATGCCGAAGATGGAACAATAGATGCAGTAAGTGAAAAAGGAACCTACATACAAAGTGAAGGACCTTTACATGTTAGAACTGCTGAAGATCAAAAGTTCACTGCATTAGATAGTGACATACATCATAATGGACCAGAGGCAACAGTTGCATCAACACCAACAACAAATGACTTGGTAACATCTAATAATAACAAAGATGTACTAAGCAGTATTGCCAACGTGGTACCAGAACACGAACCGTGGAGTAGAGGAGACTAACAATGGCTTTTAATTTTGCCGGACGAGCCTTTAACTTTGACCTAGATGGTGATGTAGCAACCAACTTAACAAAACTAACAGAGGGTGCAAACAAAACACTTAAACTAGGCGGAGATTCCTGTAACATTATGGGAACTATTGGCGCAATTACACCAGACATTAAAACTGCAATTACGGCTGCTGAAACAGAAGTAAAAACTGCAGAAATGTTAACAAAGACACAAGATGCCGCAGGACAGTTAACTGAAGCAATGAGTAGTATAATTGCTTCTAAAGAAACTGCAACTAGCAAGATTGATCAAGTAAATGCATTACTAACAAAACTAACTAATGCCGGTAAGACAGAAATGAAATCAAAACTTGAACAAGCATTTATTGATTATATGGATGCAGTTGACGGTAAAGCAACTAAAGTAAATGCATCAGCAGGAACTGGTATACAAATTCCAGTACCAGTAATGGATGCAGATGGACACCCTACATATGATGCATTTGGCGATCCGATAACAGAATTAAAATCACCAGGTGATGCTATTGCAGACGCTATGACAAAAGCAGAAGAAAAACTTAATGTGTGCGTTGAAAAACTAGGTGACATGGTTAGTGTTACAGGCGGATTAAGTTGTAAGGGAATACAAGAAGCAATGCTCAACAGTAAGTTTGAAGCAAGTGGAACAGTAGGCGAAGCAACTAAAGAAGTTAAAAGTAAAGTGCCGAGACACACTAGACGCATACAAGATAACGGAGCACTAGTTAACTTTAACATCG